TTCTTGTTAGATTGACGCAAGCCTCACATTCACCTTGGGGAAAGTGGTGTGGCTCTTGCTACTGGTTTTAATCTCACTCCAACGGACCAGTCGTCCCATTGGCAGGCTTGTTATTTAGAAAGCGCCAGCACGATCACGTGCTAGTGCACCTGTTGATGCACCAGACTGACCACTGAAGGCAGCCCTTTCTAGTCCAGTAATTTTCTTACGTTGTTTTGCTGCATCCTGAGCGCCAGCAAGTCCAAAGACTTCTGTCTCTGCAGTTGCTTGCTTGTACGGATCTTCTCCATAGATGGATGCAAGTTGTGAACCACGTTGTAGTCCACCTGCAATAGTTCCAAACCCTGATTGTGCTTGTTGCTTGGTAATACCAGCAGCGCCAAGTTCTTCAGCACGTGCAACATTAGCCTGTAATCCAGATTGAATTGCAGCGCCACCAATTTCGGCAGCAGTTACCTTACGCTTGATGTTCTCAATAGCGTTGGTTGGATCTAGTACATAAGATAAGATATCTCCGTTAGAGATACCAGGATAAAATTCTTTAAGTGCCTTAGCAACTTCTGGGTTAGATTTAACCACACGGTTTTGTGCTGTCTGGATGCGGTCTTCTAGTTCTACTGCAGATACATCTCCTGCTAAGAACTTCTCAAATCCACTCTGCACACCAAGGTCACCCTTTGCATAATAGGACTCAGGCATACCGTAGCGACGCATTACATCTTGGTACTGATCTTCAGTGCCGATGTACTCAGCCTCAGATAGTGCACGTAAACCTTTAGCCACACGCTGTGCGTTAGCAGCAAAGCGCTTTTTGTAAGCATCTGTTTCACGTAAGCGAACTGTAAACTCTGCTGGAGATAAACCTTCTTCAATAAATTTCTTTAGTGGTTCTACTAGAGCACCTAAGCCATAGCGATCAAACTCTGCAAAAAGCAAATTGTAGGCAGATCTACCGTCATTTTTCTTTGCTTCTGCTGCAAGTCCTGCTGCTTGTTCTGCGGCTAACTCTTCTGCTGCAGAAGCCGTTGCTGCATCAGCCTCTTTTGTTCCTTTGAATAATAGTTCTCTAGTGCCATCGGTATATAAAGCATAGGTATCACCAGTTGCTGGGTTGATAAAGGTAGATACAACAGTCCTGCCCCCTGTTAGCCCAGCAGGTTTTACAGCAACGCCATCACCAATGGCTCCAATAGCCGCTTGTTGCTCAGCAGTTAATTCAGAAAAAGTTACATCTGTATTAGGTTCTGTTTCTTTTAATTTCCAGCCAGTTTCATCATTCCAACTGTAAGGTTCATTTTTGCTTGGCAGTGGTGGCTTAACCCATTTACTGCCATTCCAAGTCCAAGCCTTACCAGGAGATTTATCAGGATCGTTTACTTTTACTGCTGTTGGTGTACCTGTTGTTACTAATGGATTACCAGTAGAGCCTGTTACACCTGCTGCTCCTGCTGGTGTACCTGTTGCTGCTGTAGGACCAGTAGCACCTACTGCTACAGCCGCAGTAGATTTAGTAACAGAATCTAATGCTTTTTGTGCTGCAACAGCAGCCTCTTTTTTAAGTAGTTCATCGCCTGCAGTACTTCTTACATTGTAAGGGCTTGCTGCTGTTATTGCTGCTTCTGCGGCTAAACGAGCAGCATTTTGTAAATCGGATAGTCCATAAGATGCTGCAGAACCTGTTTGTGGCTGAGCGCCACTTGAACTACCAGTTGCTTCACGCGCTGCTTCATTAGATGCAGGCATACCTTTGGGGTCAGTAGTAATGTAAGTTACAACTCTTGCTTGTGATACAGGAACAATTTTTCCCTGCGTTGGGTCGTATGTATATTGAGCCATTATTACCCCTGGAATCCGAAGTCACGAAGAACACCTAATACCGTGGAAGATGTTTCTTGTCTTGCATTGTTTGTGTACTGCCAACGTGAATCTTTGCGAAGTGATCGTTGGAAATCATAAATAGACATTTCTTTTTCTGGCCCAATTGCAGTACGCAATGTCTTGTCGTCAAGACTAATTGAGTCAGGTGCTATCTCAAGAACTGATGCCATAACATTTCGGTATGGAGCATAGATATCTTTAATATCTAATCCTTGGTCTAGTAGGTTTGCTACCTTATCTGGTAGACCTAACTTGGCAGCACCACGAATTATGTTCTTGAATGTTTCGATAGACTCACCTTTAGCAAGACGCTGTAGCCAGTCATTGATATTAGAACCAAACTGTGTATCTAAGTCAAACCCATTAGCACGTGCTGTTGCACGAAGAGTTGTTAGATCTCCACCTATTGCACCACCTAATTGTGTACCAGGCTTGTACGAGATAAGCGCTGCTAATTCACGATTGATAATGTTTGGATCTTTGTCATTGGCTGAGTCGTACATCTTTTTAACAAAAGCATCAAGACGTTCTGGAGACATAGTTCCAGTAAGACCTGATGCTACTGATTCAATGTAAGCCTTAGCAGATGCTAAACCACGAGCATAAGAAGATGTGGTCTTTAACTCACCAATCTTTGCAAGGATTGCATCCTTCTTCTCCTGTGTATCAGCAAGTTCTAATTGTTGGTTATATTTATCAAGAGTCTCTGTGTATTGTCTACGTTCTGCATCACGCTTTCCGTAGGTACTAGCGTTGCGAATAGACCAATCAGATGCTGCCAATCGACGAGCAAACTCAGCAGGATTCATATCATCTTTAGCAGTTGCTGGATCTCCAACAGCATCAATAAGAAGTTGCTTTAGTTCATCGTCATACAAGAAAATAGAATCTACGTTGCCATACTTAGACCTAGCAAGCGCATAGATCGCATTGATGTCTTCATTACCAGTAGCAGTAATTGTGCCAGTTTGGTTACCAGCCTGCGCCAAACGTGCTGCATTCTGTGAATCAGTAATACCACCTGCACCACTTGCACCAATTGCTCCAGAGTTTGGACCTACTGGTACAACCTTATTTTTAGGTGGAATTAACTTTGAGATTTTACCAGTGGCTGGAGCAGGCAACTTACTCTTTGCTGGTGTTTGACCAGTAGTAGCAACTGGTATAAGAGGAGCGCCAGTAGTTAATTGTACGTTACCAAGTGGACCAGTCTTTACTGGTGCTACAGGCTTTACCTTGATATCAGGGAATGCTTTCTCAACCGCTGGTGCAATATCCTTTAACTTAGTTGTTAAGCCATTCTTCTTGGTCTCTAGAGCAGTTGTATTTTCTCCACGAGCATTTGCTTTATCAATCTTCGCTTGGATATCTTTGATATCATTTTGAAGTTTGATGTAATCTTTTGCTGGCTTTTCTAACTTCTTTAACTTATTGTAATCTTCCATAAGTTTTAGACGTTTCTTATCAACAGCACTGATTAGACTGTTAAGTCTTTTCGCCTCAGCGTCTGATACGCCTGCGCCCTTGTTGCGAAGTTTTTCTTGAAGGTCGCGTAATTCTTTTACGCTATCACTATACTGGTTACTAAGACTGGTTAACTTAGAGGTAACTGCGTTAGCCATTATCCCCTCCCAAGAAACTTGTTGAATACTTCATAGAATCCCATAATGCTACTTGCCTTAGCAGGATCACCCTTAGATACTTCTTCAATAAGGAATGCCTCTGGGTCAAATGCTGCTGGAGTTTCTATTCGGCGCTGTACTCCACCACCCATATCCTTATACTCTGTCTGAGCAAAGTTCTTTGGATTAGCAAGTTGTTTTTGAATGTTCGCTGTATACTTAGCAATCTGTGCCTTACTAGCGCCAGCGCCTGTTAGATCGCGAAACACCTTGTCAATACTTGCTTCGATACTATCTGGAGTAAATTTTGTTTGTTGTTGGATCTTGGTAATTTTCTCAGTATCACCAGTACCATCATCTGTTATCTGCTTAGAAAGAAATGTTTCAAGGTTATCCACAGGGGTAGTCTGCTGTGCTGAGCCAGGAAGGTTTGTAAACTTCTGACGTGTATAAGCGTTAAGATCTGAATAGGCATCGAAGTACGCTTCTTGTAACTTCATAGTTGGTTTACCAGTAACATCGCCACGGTAATAGCCAGCAGCCTTTAACTTCTGTGCAAGAGCCTTGCGATAGTCAGCAGTAAATCCTTCAAAGTCTTGTAACAGTTTGTTTGGATCTGCAAATGTTGGTTCAGATATAACGACATCTACAAGGGTCATACCCTGATATTGCTTTGTCTTTGTTGTTGTGCCACCTGTAATAATGGCTGTTGCTGGTATCTTCTTTGGGTCAAAGGGTATGAATGTCGCTGACATTAGTCACCAATCAATCTGCTAAATAGAACGCTGTATGTGGATGTTGCACTAGGATCTCCTGCTGCAATCTCCTGCAAGCGTAGGCGTAACGATTCTTTATATGAGTTACGGATTCTAATATCACGGTCTGAACTTGAGTTGTACTGAGTAGTAGTGATGATCTCGTAATCATCATACTCACGTATCATCTCACGCAAACGGCTGACAGTAGGACCAGTAAGATTTGGTTCCGTAATCATCTCACGTAAATCAGCAAATGCTGCGTCACGCTTAATAGTGTTTTCTGCTGCACTAGCAAATTCCATACGAAGTAGTGGACGTGCTGCTAGAAATTCCTTTGACCAGGATTGCCAGTTATCATTAACGATAGTACGTTCACGATCTGTAAAGGCACCTGTTAGCGCTTCATCGCGGATAGCCTTTTGTGAGTAATAGAGTTGCTCATCCTTGGCTACTGATACTTCCTTGAGGTAATCACCAATCAACTTCTTCTGGCGATAGCCGTTATTCATCAACGTCTGGTAAGCATCGTAGGTAAACTCGCCAGTATTTGGAATCAAGAATGCTGAACCCTGTGGGTACTTCTTGACCAAAGCACGGTTATCTTCTACCCACTTTGATGCTGCATTACTAGACTGGAAGTATGGCAATACCTGTGGATCTGACTCATTAACAGTAAATGGAACTTGATTAGGGAAGTACTTTGCCCAATCTCCCATTGCTTCGCCGTATGGATCCTCAGATCCCTGCTCAGCGTATTTGTTAATCAGTTTGTTCCAGGTCTGTTTGAAGTTAACACTTCCATTATCCCGTGCCCACTCAGCCATATCTGATTTCAGAGATAAAGTTGGGCTTGCTGGAGCAAAAAATCCACCAACAAAACGAACAACAATAATGCTATGAACTGTTGACTCTAGTGCTTCTTGATATGCCTTTGTTTCACCTGGAGTTGCATCTGCACCTGGTGTCTTACCTGCTGCTTCAAGATATGTTACAGCCTTACGAAATGCTGAAGCATATTGGGACTCACGTTCATCCTTATTCATAGCAGCAAGTGCTCTATTAACGTGTGCTGGCATCATTGATGCAATAAGTCCTTGATCTTCACCAATAGGACCAAGAGTTGCACGTTGCACAGAACCTAGTTCCTTGCCAACGCGAGCCACAATTGCATTCTCTGATTTAGAAAGTGATGGCACTAGAGAATAAACTAGTTTCATTGGCACTGCTGCTAATGGACCAGAGAATGTTGGTGCCCAAGACTCAGGATCAAAAGACGGTGTGAGCATCTTTAATTTTCCACTAAACTCTAATGGCATTGGTGCAACAAAGTTATCACCAAGACCAAATACATCTAGTGCTTTCTTCATTGCACCGTAAACTGGAGCCAATCCAGGGTAGATAAAGTACGCTTCTCCCTGGTCATCCTTTTGCACGAACCCAGAATGGCTTACGCCTTCATAAGTTAGTGCTGCTTTCTGTATAGCCTCTGGGTTATACTTAGCAGTACGGTACAAACGACGATAGAAGTCTTCAGTTGCACGATAGAATCGAGCAAAGTTACGTGCAGACCACGCTAATTGTGTACGTAGTGCAGGGTTATCCACAAATGCAAGCGTAGATTCCAGTGCAAGTTCCTCAGATATGCGTACAACCTGTGCTTTTGCAGCATCTGTTGCTGATGCACGTGCTGTAGAGCCTACAATTCCCTTGGTGTACTGGTTAATTAGGTCTTCTGCGTATCCACCAGGGGCGTTAAGGTCATCATAGTAGCGAACTGCTGCGTTAACTACCTGTGGTTCACGTGAAAAACGTGCATTTGCTTCACCCATCCAGGTCCAGCCACGCTTAGATATGTCAGTAAAGATGTTTTTACTTTCCATTACTGGAATAAATGTAGGTCCTGCTACGGATGCTGGAAGATCTTCAATGCTTGTTGGTAGATCTTCTAGGTTAAAGTCTTCTAAATCTATGTAAGCCTTACCGTTTGCATCTGTTTTACGAACCTTACCTAATAAGTCCATATTAACAGACTTACCATCTTGACGACTAAAAAGATTCTTTAGATCATCATAAATTGCTGCTGCGTGCTGCTGTGATGTGTAGTTTAGATCCGAATATCGGATAAGATCGGACTTTACTCCATCACCAAGTGAATCAATATACGGGGCTAATTCTTTTACAAAATCTTGTTGTGTAATTCCATCATCAAAGATTTGAATACCACGTTGACCAATGTCATCAGTTGCACGAATAAGAATGTTCCAACCCCAAGCAAGTTTGCCTTGATCATCAATAAGAGACTTCTGTGTAAATCCACTGCCACCAATTGGACGCATTGCAGTATCGTTAATGTTAAGTGCTATTGTCTTGCCATTGCGATCTGCAGTTGTTATAGCACGAGAAGAAGCGTTAAGGCCATTGATTGCATTAGATGCACCTTCACCTGCTCCACGCAATAGCGCTTCAAGATTACCGTATTTAACAAAATCCTTAATATGGCTTGGTACTTTTTCCAAGATATCAGCGTTAGCAACATCGTCAATCTTGTCCTTCATAAAGGCCTCTGCCATAATAATACGGCGCTGAGTTAACTGTTGCTGCGGTGTTAGCGTGCGATAAAGTGTTATATCTTCTTCTTTTAGGATACCCTTTTTAACAAGATCAGCAATAGCACCTGATTCACCGTTGACCGCAGCAAGGCGAGTCTTAAAATACTCTTGATCCTTGCGACGAATAACTCTGTTAAACATACCTAGGTCTTGTCCAGATCCTAAGCGAACCTTAGTCGCTGTGCGACGTGCTTGTGCAGTTCTAAGAATAGATTGACCATTGAGAATACCCATTGTGTAATCTTCAATAGCATTACGTAATGGGAAACGAGGTCCTGCAATAGTTCCAAATGTCCAAGCATCAATTACGCCATCTGCACCAGCGCTATATTGGACACCTAAAACTCTACTAAAGAAACTCTCACGTCCTGCAAAACGTTGCATATCGCGTAGACCAATAACGCGAGACAGGTTAGATGTCTGTGCAGGATATAGTGCACTATCTATACCGTTAACTACTGAAGGAACAGCGCCATCTGTACCACGTGCTGAATACGCTACACCTGAGTATGCATCATCTGACATAGCCCTGAGTAACTTACGTCCACCATCAGTCTTGTCTAATCCAATAAGGTTTCCAACTGTTGATTGGATACCTTTCATCATTGCCTTACGTTGACCAAGATCTGCTGATGAATAGATTTCAGTAAACGCCTTAGCGTGGTATGAACCTAGCGCCATACGTGAGTAACGGAAGAAATCTTGTGCTGCTGTCTTTGATGAGTGGTCAAAGGCTTCATCATCTATCAGGGAAGCAATAGGTGTGAACTTGGCTTTGATACGATCAATACGATTAGCAAAATACTCAGGAGTAAATCGCTTAATGTTCTGGCGTGATTTAATAATTTCACCAGCAAGTGATGCTCCTGCCTGGGTTGGAGATAGTGTCTCACTACCTACAACAGCCTGTAGCAATGATGCATCATCTGTTAATTCCATTGTCTGGATAAGAGCACGAGAGTCCTTATCCAAATCAAATACACGTCGTCCTGTAGTCAGCGCAAGTACTCGCGCCTTACGTGCAGGTGTCATACGTGGCGCTAACTTGATGCGAGCACCAGCCTGACCATAAAGCATAGACTCAACCTTTGAAGCATCTGATAGGTAAGCCTTAGCAGTATCTAGGTCCCAAACACCACCAAATTCTTTTTCGCCAAAAGACTTAAAGGAAACAATAAAGTCATCTTTTAATTCTGGTGCTAGATCGTTAAGTGCTGTACGTGCCATAACAACTTCATCAGTTGTCTTTGCATTAGCGTACTTAGTAAAACGATCTGTGTAATCTGTCCATAAATTCTGTACATTTTTTGTACCAAAGATATCTGTAGTATCAAAATACTTAGATACCTTCTGAGCACTACCAAGTTTTGCAGTTGCTGCATACTTGCCAGTAACTTTAAGAGCCTGTGATCCACCAAGGTAAACCTTGCGTGCCTTGCCGAGCGCAAGTGTTGGATCTAAAAAGATTCGATAGGTTGCATCAGTTGCACCTGAGATCCAAGAATATAACGGACCCTTACCCTCTAAGTCTTGAGTTAAGAATAGGTTTGCTAACTGACGACCTGGAGAATACTTAGCAGCGTTTACTTCTGCTAGTGCATCACGAAGTAGCGGATCAATGATATCGCCTGTTTCGCTTTGCTGTGCTTGAGCAGCAATACGCTTTTCTTCTTCGTTCTGTGCTTCTGCAAAGATAATCTCTGGAGCAACACCTGCTGAAATACGCTTGGCTACGTTTACACGTGCTGAGCCATAGCGAGATACTGCAGTGTTGATACGGTCCTGGATGAATACGTTCTCACCATCACGACCTGCTTTGCCCCAGGCATCACCAAAGTTGATGTTCTCATTAGCAGCGATAGCACCAGTACGATAGACGCGAGTCATAGTATCGGATGCATAATCAAGTGCATCAAACAAAGTCTTTGCTGCTACCTTAAAAGGTGTAAATGCATAGTGAGCACCTGTTTCTAACCAAGAACGGTTAGGCTCATCTGAGTCTGGCTTGTTAGTACCAGTCAGTGCTACTAGCGATTGCTTCTTGTTGTTAGGTAACTTGTTAAACTCATCATAGGCATACTGCTTAGGTAAATCCGATAAGCGCTGGTGTGTAGATAGCGCTGAAGCAAGACCATCAATTTGACGAGTCTGTGACGGATTAAGACCTGCACGAAATGCAGCCTGTGCTAAGTTAGAATTCTTTGGCGTTTCTGCCATTATAGACCTCTAGATACGGCTTGCTGATAAAGGATTGCTATTTCACCATCTGTATCGTATGGAAGCATTTGAGAAAGAATGTCAGATAGTTTTTCTGACTGTCCTGCGTAACCCATTACCTCTGGTCCTGGGCCTGGTCCTACTGCAACACCTGATGTGATTGGCTCGTTAGGACGTTCGGTTGGTGCAAACAATTCTGTGACAGGTGCTTGTGGTGCAGCCTGTGCTGCAGCCTGAACTTGACCTGTAGGTAATCCGCGAACATCTGCTGTTCTAGCGGTAGGTGCTCCTGCTATTTGTTCTTGCATAGCCTTACGGTCACCATAATTTTGTGATGCTGGTAAATCTGTACGAACAGAGAATTTGCCAGGACCTGATACGCCCCTGATTGGGTTATCTACCATCGGTTTCCTCCTGTATCGTTTCTAAATCATTTGTAAATTGCTCCCAAGCCTTACCGACCTTAGAGTTTCTATTAGCGTTGTAGATTGCTATTTCCATAATCTCTTCTGTAAATGTAGATACAGATGATGCAATGTTGTGGATAAGTCCTGAAATGGTTACTAAGAAATCAGCGAAATGTACTGGACGCGGAACATCGTTATTATTATCCACGCCCAGTACCTTTCATTAGAATTATGTTATCCCTTTTTTACCGCGTTACCGCGACGACCTGCTGGCATCATTGATGGTACTACCTTGCCGCCTGCTGGCTTAGAAGTATCCTTCTTGCCTTCAACTGGCTTTGACATTGGTGCTGCTGCACGTGATCCTTTGTTCATATTTACACCCCCTCTTTATGCTGCCCCGCCAATGGCGGCTAGTAGGTTTGCTATATCTGGACGTTGAGCAGCAGCAGGGGCAACTCCTGGTTGTTCTGGAGTTGGCTGCGAGGCAGAGGCAGGGAGTGCCCCCGCTGCTGGAACTTGAGGTGCACCCTGCATTAGTTCTGGTGCTACTGGCATCTCTGGCGCAGGTTCTGGCGCAAATGCCTTACCAATAATAGTTTCTAGTTGAAGTCCCTTTTGACGACCTTGGATAACTTCTGCAATACGGGTGATGATCTGCGAAGGATCTTGACCTTGCGCTGCAAGGGTTGGAATTGCTTGAGCATACTGAGCAACAGCCACCCGCAGAGAATCGCGCATTTCTTCGATATCAACACGTTGTTCCTCCTGCGTTACGTTTAACTCCATTGGAATCTCACGACGTACATAGTCACGAGATACGAGTTTGTCTGAACGCATTTGTAGTAAAGCAATGATGGCACGGTTAGGATCCATACCAGACATAATGCCGTAGCGAACATCTACACCGTAGTTGCCATCAATTTGACGTGATGGGATGTACTTCATATTAAATGGAGTACCGTCATCTACGCCCTTGATTTCCTTTGGCATATTACCAAAGATCTTCTCATCTACTTCAAAGCAAAGAGAAGCAAGATCTGTAAACATACGAGCGAACTGTGCTTGTGCTGATTTGATCTGTGTATCAAAGCCTGCTTGTAGCGCTTGTACACCGCGACCTGTAACGATGGATGCATCAATGTTACCTGAGCGAACTTCTGGATAACGAGAACCTAAACGTAGTTCACGTTCTAGTACACCTGACTCTGTGAATACTCCAGGTGGTAGTTCCAAAGGAACACGACGGATACCTTGTGGATTAGCAGAACGCATAATCGCATCAGGACCAAGGGCTAACTCTTGCACATCTTGTGGAATAGCAATAGGTGCTTGGATAGATTTCTCTGCTGCTTGGATCTGCAATACCGCAAAGCGAGCACGAGCAAGTTGAACTGATAGAACATCATCAAACTGTCCACGTGCTTCACCATCAATGGATGAACGCATAGCAACGTATGCCATACACTTGCCAATAGGGTTCGGGATATTTGATAGTACTAGGTTCTTACGCTCTGGAATAAAAATTAGATCTTGGTCTTTGTCGTGGTAGCGAACTAGTGACACATAAGGTGAGCCAGGAGAATAAACATTCTTTGGCATAATCTGGTCATAGAACTCTGGGTACTGCATTGCAAGTGTCTCAGCATCAGATGCCATTACCTGCGTAAGAGATACGGTACGACCAAAGCGATCAATCTCAGGGTAAGTACCAAAAGGATTAAGTAAACGAATGCGAGGATTATTAGTTTCATAATCCATCTCCACCATACCTGGCAACATACCGTAAGTATTAAACCAGTCAGCACCAGTATACATTTGAATTTGTAGTTCAGATGCACTGATGTAATGGTTAACAATACGAGTACGAGTATCTGCTGCCTTACGTGCTGAGTCTGAAACCATATTGGTTGCAGCACAGTTAAATGATGGTAGCGGTGCCATTGCTTCTGCAAGGTCACGCGCTGCTACGTCAATGAAGTTAGCAACTAGAGGTTTTGGGTACTCCTCTGAAAACATTGCAGGGTAAACCTTGCTAATGTCTCCCTGACGTACAGAGAGCACATCACGCATTCTCTGGTCACGTGCGGCGTAGCGCGATTGCAGGCGATTAACCTTGGCTACTACCTCTTTAGTTGATAACAATGGGAATCCTTACTTCTTGTACAATCCTGGGTACTTCTTATCAAGGCCCTTCTTAGCGCCTTCTTCGGCTTTCTTAACGCCAGACTTTGAAACTTGGCGTTGTAATTCTTTAATAGCAGCAGGACCTTTAAGTGGTGCAGGCTTCTTAGCAGGTGCCTTAGTTGTTGTCTTTGCTGGAGCCTTTGGTGTTGGTTTAGCCATTGGCTTTGCTGCAGCCTTTTTCATCATTTTCATTTGTTATCTCCTTGTTAGATGAACGTGCGGTTTTTTTCTGCGAGCAGTTCATCTATGTTGATAACTGTTCGTTTACCCATCTCGTAACGAGACAGGAAAGGATTTTTTAAGTGGTGGGTCTGATGCATACCTTGGTTGAGCATCTCACGTGCTCTGATCTCACAGAACCAAAGAGCCATAACCATATCGGTCTTGCCTTTAGTAGTAGGTGACCAAGTAATCAATTGCTCTATGAGCGCCTTAATGTTTTCAGTTTGGTCAGAAGGTAAGTGCATAAGGTTGTCTCTGTGGTGCTTACCGTCGAACTGCTTGGTCCCGAACAAAGTTGACATTGATGCAACACCGAAGCCTGAGTCCCATTTGTTGGAGCCAGTATGGTGTTCCCGCAGTAGCACTCCTCTAGAGGCCAGGTTCTGTCGGATACCTTCGTCCTGGGTAAGGAATGATTGAAATGCATTCTTTTCCACAATCCACTCAGTAGGTTGATAGAGCGCAGTCCAGTCAAAGATTATCTGACGGATTGCAGCAGGCGTAGGGCGAGTGATTTTAATAGCATCAACGATATAGCGTTTATGACTAACCCGATCAATAGCGTAGCAAACGACGGCTGTATCACCAACCATAGCGGGATCAAGACCACAAATAATTGAAAAGCCACTGAGATCACGCGGATGGCCTGGATGACCAGGAACCAAACGACCTGCCTTACGCATACCATCTATAGAACCTCGCACACATACTGGATCAAAGATCGCATCATCTGATATATCCTGCTGTTGGTAAACCAACGCCCAGGTAGATGCATCCATTGCTTGACGTTCATTGTAAAGGTTACGACCATTCCATCTAGGGTATAGGCCGTCTTCATTCAAATCTGATTCTGTCTGTCCATCAAATGGAGCATCACTAGCGGGCCAGAGGGTTTCCCACTTGTCAGGGTCTTCATCTGTTGTAAGTAGCGCTGGCATCGCTAGGTATGTCCAGGGTACTAGACCTCCAGGGTAGCGGTCCTCGGATCGCAACTCCTTGTAGAGATCAATTGCAGTAACGCGGGTACCTACGATAATTAACTTACCAGTAGGGTTAAGACGAGAACGCACATCCTGGGTTAACCAACGGATCTGCTTCTCAAATTCATTGGCGTTCTTTAGAGTTACCGCATCGTCTACGATAATCATATCTGCACGCTTACCGTAGATCTGACCACCGATACCTACGGCTTCGATGTTTGGATCTTTCTCAGAAGATTCTCTGAGTTCATCACCAAAGGTGACACGGGTAGCCTGCCAAGAGGCAGTCTTAGAGTTAAACCCTACGCCAGCCGCGTATGCCTGTTGCAGTGCTTCATAGTTTGGATGAGTCAGGCGTTGCTTGATGGCGTAGAGAAAGTCGGCTGCTAGTTGCTGAGTTTGAGAAACAATCAGCACACGAAAGTTAGGGTTCTGACAAACCTGCCAGGTAACGTAGTCAACAGTTACCGTCATAGACTTGGCGTGGTTTGGCGGGATATTCAAAAGGATACGGTTATTAGCCAATCCCTTTTCATACTTCATACTGGAATGTAGCCAGGCAGGTTCTCTACCCTCGATTACATCTATGAGGTTTTGCTGGTGGGGAAAAGTCTTAGAGTGTAGGTACCTCTGGCGGAACTCTGCAAATGTTATATCGTGGACATCGGATGAGGCAAAGTTCTTGTCTTTCAAACCTAGCCTTGTTCGGTCCATCTTATCCGCGAAGACCTTATCGGTCCTGCGGTAGTACTCGTAAGTCTTATAGGATTTACCAGATGCAGCCGTGGCTGCCTCAATGGTAAGACCTTCTGCTACCCCACTAAGAATTAAACGCTTGGCGATGTCACTAGACTTCTCCGACATCTGGTCTCCTCTAGTAAAGCGCCGAAGGCGCGAAAAAAATTTTATTTATACTGGGCTGAGGAAATTTGTACTGGAGAATAAATAGACCTGTCCCCACTAAAAGCGGTGCCGTGCACCGCACAGTTCGGGCTTAGCGCCCGAGCAAGCCACAGCGCAGCGAGGGGTAA